CCAAAGAGCGTAGCCAGCGCAGTTCGTCAAGGACCAAAGGGAAGAATTGTTGGAAAAGCGGATGCTCCTAATATTGATCTTACAAAACAAAATCTTTCTATGCCAGGATCAGTTGGCAGGCTGTCAGATGCAGTAGTTGCTGGAGCAAAAACATCTATTGCTGAAGCAAAAGCAGTTGGAAGTACAATTGGAACAACACTATCTCAGTCTGCAGCAGCAGCATCTAGAACTATGCTATACGGTACTGGCCCTATAGATGCAGAAGCAAAATCTATCCGTCGTAGACTAGAAAAAGAAGCAACCCCTAGATTCCAAAGAGAAAAGAAATTAAAAGAATCACAAGCAAAAGCAGCAGCATCTAGAACTGCCTTATATGGTACTGGACCGATAGATGCAGATGCTAAGTCTTTACGTAGGCAGATGGAAAAAAGAAATAGGCTGGCAGAAAGAGTAGCCTATGAACAAAGAATTATTAGTCAAAAAGCAGCACTTGCAGCACAAGCACAAATGCCTATGCTTGGACCAAACAAGCCAACCATGTATGATAAAACAATAGGAACTGCTGCTGCAAAAGTTAGGACTAGTAGAGTTGCTGGAAACTTTAGAGAATTTAAGGGCTCAGAAAGCAAACTAGGATACTTGCGTCAAAAGTCAGCAGAAAGATCAGCAGCAGGTAAGGGACCAGGAATGGGAATGGCTGGAGCAATGGGTGTTGCTTCTGGCGTAGCAATGATTGGTTCTATGGCACCAGGAAAAGTTGGAGAAATTTCACAAAAAATAATGATGCCACTAATGGGTATGGCGATGATTATGCCAATGCTTCAGAACAAATTCTCAGCCCTTGCAGTTGGTGTAGGGTTAGTAGTTGCAGCATATGCATATCAAAGGATGGTATTTGATAAAGCACAAGATGCTGCCCTAGCACTTACAGAAGCCATGGGCTCTGGAACAAAAGCAATTAAGTCTTTGTCTGAGTTTTCAACAAAAGTTGGCGCTGGAGAAATTATGGATAGAAGAAGAAAAGAATCTTTCTCTCCTTTCCAGATTAAAACAGGTAAAACAACATTTGGTCAGTCTTTTGTTGGTGGAGAAAGCGGAAAGGCAATGCTCAAAAATATTACAGAAACTGTAAAGATGGGCGGAGAAAATGGAAATGCTATCGCTAAGGATCAGGTTGCAAATCAACTTTCAACAGCAGTTGCAGCAGGAGTATTAGATCCAGCACAAGCAAGATCAATCGCAGCAAACCTTGGAGAACAACTTGGAGACTATTCTTTTGGAATTGAAGTAAACTCAAAACTTGTTGAACTGCTTGGACCAAATGGAGAAAACATTCTTAAAGACGGAGTAGATCTTGAAGTAAATCTTTTACAAAATACAAGAAATAGAATGAACCTTGCCTCAACTGCAGCACAGAATGCTGGAGGGTGGACTGGTAAAGATGTTGGAAAGACTGCTGGCTTTAGCGTTGGAGCAGGTCTTGCAGGCGCAGGCGCAGGCGCAATTGCTGGAGGAATACTAGCAGGAGGCGCCACAGCAGCAGGGACAGCACTAGCAGGTGCCGCAACAGGCGCAGCAATAGGTTCTGCAGTACCAGTTGTAGGAACTGTAATTGGCGCAGCACTTGGTATTGGTGTTGGAGCATTCTTAGCAAGAAAAGATAGAAATAAGAGAATTGGCGAAGCATCTGGCGCATCTATTGCTATGCAAAAAATTGCTTTGCAGCAACAGCAAGAACTAACTGACTCTGTAGAACTGCAGTATCAAAAAGAACTTGAGGTTGCAAAGGCTGCAGGAGATACAGCAGAAATAAAAAGATTAACAACAAACTTTGAAAATGATCAGATTAGATTACTTGGTGAAAATGCAGCGCTAGTTGCTGATATTGAAAAGAGTTATGCAGACGCTGAGGGAGCAACAAAAAATGCTTTAATGACGGGAGCAGACAAAGCCATTACAAAACAATATGCTGGAACTGCCCTAGAAGATGTAGCAGTATTGGCAAAATCAAATATCGATAGTTCTGGTGTTTCAAAAGAAATGCAGTATACACTAAAGATGCAACTTGCAAGTGGCCAAATAGATCCAATGCAAATGCTTGCAATATTTGAATCCTTTGGTAAAGATAAAGGTGCTATTGAGCAGGTTGTTTCTATTATAGGTAAGTTTGGTGGAGCATTTGCAAATGACGTAATGGGCGTTGTTGGTATGTTTAAAGATAAAAAACAAGCAGCAGACTTTGTTGCTCGTATAAAAACTTCAACTCCAAAAGAAGCAAAAAGAGAATTAGAACTTTTTCAAAGAATTAGTCAGTCTGCTACAGTTGTAGATAAAGACATTCTTTTAAATTATTACAATACAAATCCAGATGAAGCAAAAGCACTACAAAAATCATTAGATGAGATTGATGCTCTAAAAGGAAAATCTACTGTTGATATTGTAGCAAAAGCCGTTGTGCTTGGTGCAGATGAGATGGCACTACTGAAGGCAGACCAAGAGTACTTTGAAAAATTACCAGCAGAGCAGCAAAAGGTTTATTTGCAAAATATGAAGGTAATGATGAGCATGGAAGGCGATCCAGCAATGCAACTAGCCTATAAAAATTGGTTAGGAGAAAAGGGAAATGCAGGAAAAAGTTTTTCCGAATATGTTATTGCTAAAACTCAAACAGTAACGGAGACTTCGACAGATACAACAACAAAGCCACCAGTTGTTGGTGGCGGAGGAGGAAGTAAAGTTGAGTCATCTCCACTTGACGATTTAGTAAAGAAACTAAGAGATGTACGAAAGAACCAAATCAAGGTCACAGAAGGCTGGAGTGCCTCTCGTAAGGCCTTAGAAAGCCTGTTTGGGGGTAGCAAGACAATAGATGTATTCAGCGGTATAGAAAACGATATTAGAAAATTAGGTGGCAGCCAAGACTTTATTGAACTAATTGTTGGAATGGATCCAAAAGAATACGAAAAGAAAAAGAACTCGCTATTTAAGTTTGACAACAAAGGCAATATTATTGCACTAAAGAGAGACGCTAAAAACATTCAAGAAGCCATGAACTCAATTGCTATGGGTGACTGGAACTCAAGCATGGAAGCAGAGTCTAAGGCTCTTGATGACCAGAGTAAGGCATTTGATAGAATTGCAGGACTTGGAGTTCCAGTAGCAAATGCGTATGAACTTATAACAGATAAAACGATTGCATCAGCAATTGCAAATGGTGTTAATGATAAGAGTTTAAAAACACTAGTTAACAAGTATAAACTTTTAACTGCAGCACAAGAAAAATCTGCAGCAATTGCAGGAGTAAAAACAGATATTTCTCAATTTAAAAAAGACAGAGTGCAAGAGGATAGAATAAGAAAACAGTACAGTGCTGAAACTGCTACCGCAATCGGCTCTGATGAAAACTTAAAGTCTATGGAAAATGCTATTGCTACTCAGCAATCAAGGATAAGAAGTTTAATATCTAAGGGTGCAGACAAGGCTCAGATTACTGCTGCTCAAAAAGAACTAAACACAATGGTAAGTGATTTTAATGAAAGACTAAATCAACTAAAGGGCACAATAGGCTTCATGCAAGATATGTTTGATAAGGGCTTTAGCAATGCCATGGAGTCTTTTGATGTTCAAGAAACAGCACTAAATATAAAATTTAAGTTAGACACCAAAGAAAGCAGCAAAATTATTGAAGAAGCAGAAAACACTATTGCTGCTATTCAATATAAGATTGACGACAAAGAAGCATCTCTTAAGGCTATTGAAGATCAAGAACAAAAAATTAATGAAAAATATGATGAAAGAATTAAGGCTTTAGATGAGGTAGAGAAGGCCAATGCTACAATTGCTAATCAGCAAAAGGGTCAGTTAACTCTTGCCGAAGCACTAACCTCTGGAGATATTGCAGCAGCAGCCAGAGCAGCACAAGATATGAGGGCACAACAAGCAGCAGATGCCGTTACAAGACAAAAGGATGCGGTAGAGCAATCTAGAGAGTATGAACTTAATTCAGTAACGGCTTATGACCCTGTTACAAAAACATATAGGACTAGAAAGCAACTTGAGACAGATATTAAAAACCTTCAGGACGAAATCTTTGATTTAGAGGAAAAGAAAATTGAACCAGCACAAGAGTTTATTAGGCTAAAACAAATACAACTAAACAAGGATATCGAAAACCTTACTGTTCTTGGAAAGACTAGAGAGGCTTGGGAAGCAATTAAGAATCAGATAGACCTTGCTATGGTTAATAGTAAAAAGTTTATTGAGTCAATGCAACTTGCTTTAAACACCAAAGATAACTTAATAGATGCTTACAATAAGCAGCAAGCAAGTGGAAATGATCAAGTTGTTGATGATGGATCTGATTCTTCTAATGCAGCAACTGTAAATGCCACAACAACTACTGAAACAAAGCCAGAAGTAAAGCCAGAAGTAAAGCCAGAAGTAAAGCCAGAAGTAAAGCCCGAAGTAAAGCCCGAAGTAAAGCCTGAGCCAACACCAACACCAACTCCAACTCCAACGCCTACTCCAACGCCTACACCCACACCTACACCTACACCTACACCTACACCAAAGCCTACAGCAACTCCAGCATTTAATCCACTTGGTGGAAGCAAAGTAACACCTACAGTATCAGTCCCCTCTGTTGGATGGAATCTTGGAGTAAACAAACCAGTTACGAATGTTATAACAACAATTACAAAGCCAATGACGGTAGCAGTAAAAGCAGTTTCAACTGGAATCACTTCCGCAGCAAAAGCAGTTGCAACAGGAGTATCAAACTTTGCATCAGGAGTAAAAAATATAATAACAAATCCTGTTTCCACAATAAAAAGTGGATTGGGTAAAATATTTGGTGGGTTTGGTTTTAGTTCTGGCGGAATAGTTCCACCTAGATATTTTGCAAGTGGCGGTTTTGCAAAGGGCACAGATACAGTTCCAGCAATGTTAACACCAGGAGAATTTATAATGAGTAGATATGCTGTTGATACTCACGGAGTAGATACCCTAAGAGCAATGAATAGTGGTAGATCAGCAGGTGGAGCAGTGTATAATAATACATATACCCTAACAGTTAATGCAAAAACAGATGCTAATCCAAACGAAATTGCACAGGCAGTTATGGCAACAATTAAGCAGGTAGACGATAGAAGAATCAGGGGGATTGGAATAAATGGCAGATGAAGTTGATCCAAGATATACCTATATGCAGAGTCGCAAAAAATATAACAGACCTAGCGGTATGCTGTGGTCTGAAAACTCTGGAACCCTAATAAATGGCTTGTATATTCCGTATGGACTGGAAGTTGGCGCAGACGCCACCGCAGTTTCTGATCCAAACCTAGTAGACCAATTTTTAATGCTTACAGACGACAATAGATCTCCGCTAGATTTTTCAGATGAGCGTATTGAAAAGCGGGAGAGAATGATTAATGGCCGTATGAGATCTTATCATATTGCAGATAAAATGAAACTTAGTACAAGTTGGAATATGATTCCATCAAGATCCCACTCCGATATTCCAAATTTTAATCCAGAAACTGGTGTATCACCTTACAAGCCATACACAACAGACGGTGGTGCAGGTGGAGCAGATATGCTTGAGTGGTATGATGCACACAAAGGTTCTTTCTGGGTATTCCTTGCTTATGACAGAAAGGGCATTTTTAAAGGCACAGAAAGCCCATATGATCATCTTGCACAGTATAATCAACTTATAGAAATGTTTATTTCTAGTTTTACATATTCTGTAGAAAAAAGAGGCACTAATTTTGATTATTGGAATGTCTCAGTTACTTTGGAAGAAGTATAATGTTTGAGGATCAAGACCTACAAAATTTCTTAGAAACATCTTCAACAATAAGAAATAAATCAGTCATAATTGCAGAGTGGAACATGAACATTCCTACTAATATTAAGCAGATAGGAAACTATAGATATCGACCAACTCAAACAGGTTCAGTATACGCATCTCTTCCTACAAGTTTTGACATCAATGACTCTGGAAATTTTTATACTGGCGCAACAGATGCTGATGTTGTCATAGATGGACTATTTGATAACAACAACATCCCAACAACTCTTTTAAATAAAAAAGAAAAATTACAGACACTATACTCTTTGGAAGAATGTTTTGGTCAGTTTAGACCAAGATCTGGAATTAATAAGGCTGTATTTTTTGAAAATGGAAAACTTCATCACCCAAACTTAGTTATGGCAGATAGACCTAGATACTATATGCCAGATAAAAATGATAAATTTAAATATTGGACATCTTACAGAACTGAATCGGGACAAGAATACGGTATTGCATCCAAAGTTCGTGGATCTCAATACTCAATAGAAGATGCTTGCCCATTTGTGGTGTACAAGGAAAGAGTTCCAACAAACAGAGTTGTTGTTAAAATGCAAACGCATACTGGAACAGAAAATCTTGGACCTTTTTCATCGCCCACTGGATCTTATGCTGACCCATTTTATGGAGAATCAAATAAAAAGACTCCTAGCAAATGGAAAATACAATTTCTTAAAGATGGTAATTGGGAAAACATTCTATCGTTTGATCCAGCAGTAACAAGAAAAGATGGATCTCCAGTAATTAAAAGTGATGGATATGTAGAAATTGCGTATGGATTAATTGTACCAGATGAATGGCGTGACACTTTTGTATTTGCAGAAACATATACAAGCGTTGAGTTGCTTCCCGAGAAGTCTGTTTTTGGATACGCATATCTTATTAAATTAAATAGCAATGATTTGGGAACTTTTCATATTTGGAATGGTTCAGAGTACACTGTTTTGACGCCAAAATATGGTTGGTATATACAAGACGAGACAGTTGACAGACTTACAAATTTTGTTACAGATGTAACATCTTCAGATGTTTTCCTTAGATCTATTGATGGTAAGTTTCAGTTTAGAGAATTTGAATATATAAGTGGAATCAGAATTGTTGTTGATACAATGAACACAAAAGATTCAACATTTGACCTCATTGAAATTTCTCCAAGACTTGTTGTAAATATTTCTGATAAAACTCTAGACTACTCTATAAATAAAAGTGCATCAGATCTAGGCGTTTCTGGTTTGCCTGTCGGTCAACTAATTGCATCAAATGGAAACATAACTATTTTTGATCATGACCAAGCATTTAATACAAACAACAAAGAAAGTATTGTTTCTAAATATATTTCAAGACACATAAAGTTTAAATTTTATGAAGTAATTGTTGATGTAAATGGATGGGATTATTATATTCCAATTAAAACACTATACTCTGACTCATTTCCAAAACAAGACTTAATGACAAAACGTGTCTCAATAACGCTAAGAGATTTGTATTGGTATCTAGAATCAATTACTGCTCCAGAAATTTTAATGACTGAGGTTTCTGTTAGTTCAGCAGTCTCACTGCTTTTAGACCATATTGGATTTTCAAACTATACATTTAAAAGAGTTGAAAATGAAAAAGAAATAATCATTCCATACTTTTTTGTTGCACCAGAAAGCAGTGTCGCCCAGGTTCTTCAAGATTTAGCAATATCAACACAAACAGCGATGTTCTTTGATGAATATAATAACTTTGTCATGATGAGCAAAAATTACATAATGCCATCAGAAAAAGAAAGACCAACAACTTTTGTTTTAAAGGGCACTAAGGATTTTGTCCAAGACGGAGAAATAAGAAATAAAACTAATAAGCCAAAACTAGCAAATATACTTTCTGTTTCAACTCAAGAAAATTCGGTATACAACGATGGATCAATTAACTATAGCACAAGATATATACAAAGATCTATAGGGTCACTTAGACAGGCGAGCCTTGTTGACGATGAAAGATACTATACATACAAGCCAGCACTTCTTTGGGAGGTCTCTGGAACTCAGAATACCAAGTCTATCAATAATGAAGTAGCAACACAGTCTGCATATGTGCTTAGTGCAATCCCCTTAAACTCAGACTTAACTGCAGATGTTCCAGTTGTTAAAAATAATGTTTTAATTAACAATACTTTTAGCCTAGGCGAAGCAGCATATTGGATTACAAGATACAATGGATATTTTTATTCTCAAGGAGAAATTATAAAGTACGATGCTGTGCAGTATAATGTTTCTGGTTTTGGAAATGTTTGGATAACGTCAACAGAAGACTATCAGAACTATTTTGCTAAACTTCCATTTAATGGAAAGATATATCCAACTGGGTTAGTAAGAATTTACTCTGAGCCAAAATATGTCGAGCAGTCTGGAGTTGTTAAACTTCAAAATGGAGAAGTAGCAAAGCATGGTCGTGGACAATTTGGCACTACAATAGTATCACACAGCGCTGGTATAGCCGATTACTGGAAATCAGATGAAAATATAAAGGGATGCTACATGTCTTCAGAATATTTATTTCAAAAAGATTTACCTACACCAGCAACAACTGTTTCATCATCTGGAAAGTTGACCGACTCTGGAATATCTTCGGATGCTCTTTCAAGAACATCTTCTAGAAATGGAATCATTAAAAACTTTATGTCTACATCTTTCTTGGGAGAAATCAGCACAACAACAAATCTTCAGGGTGGCACACTACAGTCTTCTGCGCTTTCTCTTACTGGTCCAAACTTTAATACAAAAGAAAAACCACGCAACTTTATTTCTTACGTACATAAAACTTTAGAGGGCAACAAGTACAAGCACTTTGGAACAAGGATGAGAATTGTTGGCAAGATAGAAAATAATTCAGACAGAGGTCAAACATCTAATGGATCTGCAACATATTATGTTGTTAATGGAAGTACGCCAGACAAAAATATTAATATTTCTGGTGGATCTGGTGGTCTTGCATTTATGTTAAACTCTACAACGAATGTCGGATATTACTTTGAAATTGCAGCACTTGGAATAGGAAATCTTTCTAAAGATGAAAGAGAAAGCCTTAGCAATGTTTTCTTTTATAAAATAAAATCAGATAATGGAAAAGCCATACCAGTAAAGTTATGGGAAGGTCTTGGAGAAATTACGGTAGATGATGGAAAGTTTACGGGTCAAGCAAGAGTCGTTGCTGAAGAGAATCCAACAGTTTACGATCTTGCTGTCGAGTATCAAGATATAGGAAAAACAAGAAGATTTTATTTATATCTAAATGGCAAGTTAATTAAGACAGTTGATGATACAGATCCACTTCCAGTTTATTCTGGAATTGGTTTATTTTCAAGAGGATCTTCTAGAGTTATGTTTGAAAATGTTTATGCTTTATGCAATAACTATTCACAAAATACTACATTCTCACTAGGTGCCCCAGTTAATTCAGTATTTGGCGATTCAGATATTGATGCAAATGAGTCATTTAGAAAGTATGCTCTAAGTGGTCTTATTCAGAATACTTATCTTTCTGGAATAGGAACATCAGAGGCGCCAAGATATAACATATTTTTTGAAGAGTTTGGAAGTATAATGCGAGAGGCAGCCACATTTAATTTTAAATACGACAAGGCTTTTCCAGCGTTGACTGCAAAAATATCTCCAACATTTAACAAGATTAAGGGTTATGTTGTTTCTGGCTTTAGGGCTGGATCCTATGGTGCAGAGTTTATAATATTTAATGCAACAGATACAGCAATAAGTTTAGATGAAACTACTGGAAATTATTTAAGAGTACAGGGTGTAACTTTTACACAGCAGTCTGACAATAGGCTAACAGTAGATGATTATTTTAATAAGAACAGTTTAACATCTAACCCACAGTTTGTTGCAGACAAATTAATTTCAAACCCATACAAGTTTAAACAAGACTATCAAGATATAAAACTTAGCAGAATGACTCATGGCAAAAGAGATTTTTCTTTAAGCACACCATACATCCAGTCATATGACGAGGCCAATAGTTTAATGAAGTGGCTTGTTGAAAAAATAACAAAGCCAAGAAAGTCTATGGGTGTAAGGATATTTGCTATACCTACTCTACAGTTGGGCGATATTGTTACATTAGAGTACGAAGAAAAAGGTATCAGTATGGCATCTAATTCGTCAAGCAGATTTGTCATATATAATATAGACTATTCAAAAAGTTCAGATGGTCCAGAAATGACAGTATTTTTAAGTGAGGTAGTTTAATGACAACAGAAGCAACACCTAATCTTCCAGATCCAAAAACAATAGTAGAAGACAACTCAGTAAAAATTGCTACTCCTGACCTAATAATAAAAGACGATGAGGTTATGTCTATTGACATAATGACAGACTTAATCTTTGAGGATATTGGCGGACAAGAGTTAGCAACAATATCTAGACATGACCTAGTTAATGGACAAAAAATACTATATAGTCCAATTAAAAACTTAACAGACCTTTACTTACAATATAATCCAAATAATATTTTAAGACTACAATCGTCAGATTCATACTTTAAATCTCTTTCTCTTTCTATCTTAGACCATTTGCCAGAGTGTGGAAACGGGTATGACTTAGTAGAAAAAGCAGGGGAACCAGACAAGACTAAATGGACAAAGGTTCCAAACTGTAAGTCTATATACATAGACCCCATAACTGAAGACCTAGTAATAAATTTAATTAATATAAAAGACGGCGAGCAGGCAGAAGTTCAAATACTAACAAGTGGTAGCACCTTTGGTGATACAATATACAATGGAGGAAGTTAATGATAACCAATACAGGTAAAAATATTTTAGCAAAGTACCTTGTGGGGCAAACCCCATCTTACGCATCTCACATAGCAGTAGGGTGTGGTGCAAAACCAGTTCTTTCAGACGGAGTTTTAGGAGACTATTCGCAAAAAAAATCTCTTGATTTTGAAATGTTTAGAGTACCAATAATTTCTCGTGGTTTTGTGGATGAAGGAGGAGTCTCAAAGGTTGTGCTAACCGCAGAACTTCCAACACAAGAAAGATACGAAATTACAGAGGTGGGAATATTTTCTGCAGCATCCAACCCTGCTGCTGGGTCATTTGATAGTAAAAATGTTTATTCTTTTTCTGAGTCAGAGCAGTGGAAATATTCTTCACAAGGATTAGGAATTCCATCAATTTATGGACCCTTGGATGATCGTGTTGTTAATATAGTAAATGCAGTATCGTCTTCTATAGCACCATCTGGATCTACAGTTTTATACACTACTGATGCAGACCATGGACTCACAATTGGAACAAGGATATCTATTTCTGGAATTACTCCAGTAGTCTTTAATCTATCAGATGTTGTAATTGCTACTGTTCCATCAGGAAAATCTTTTACAATTACATCATCTTCTAGCATTACTGGTACTTTTGTTTCTTCTGGATATTTAATAAATGACGCCGACACAAATATTATTAATCAGGTATATCCAGTGTTTCAAACAAATGCAGACAACAAAATATTTACAAACTCAAACAGAGTTGATAGATATGAAAGATGCAGGTTCTTAAACAATATTTATGCAATATCTGGAAACAATGCAAATATAACAATAGATCAAAACCAAAATTTAATAGCAGAACCAGGATCAAACTTTATACAACTAACAAATGCTTCTGTTGATTTTAGCAAAAACTCTCCAACAGACGAACTAAGGCTTGCTTTTTCTGTTGTTAACAAAGTGGGTTCAGCAGTTACTCTTCCAAAGTCTGTAAGAATTATTGTTGAATTCTCTTCTACAGGAACATTTAAAACTGGAAAGTGGGCAATACTTGAGGCAGTTATAAACGATACTAACACTAATTTTGCAAATAACAGATATTTTGTTGTTTCTAAATCACTTCAAGAATTAAAAAAGAGTGCAGATTTTTCTTGGACAGAAGTTAATTCTGTAAGAATATATGCCTCTATTATTAAAGATGGCAGCACAACTCCAACATCAGACTTTTATGTTTGTCTGGATGGCCTTAGACTTGAGAATGTTACATCTAATAACTCTGTATATGGATTAACTGGTTACTCAGTTATGAAAACACCAGAAGCAAGAACAATTATTAAATCAGCAAACACAACAAACTATATTGAGTTTAGATTTGGTTTGGATGTGGTATAGTGGCAGATCCAGGAATAAAGAATGTTATTATAAAAAAAGAATTACTAGGCAAAATAACATCAGAAAATAAGAGAGTTGCAAGATTTAGACTAGTTTCAGAAGATAAAAATAGGAAGTCTGCTTGGTCTCAGATATTTTTAGTTAACTCTGAAGCAGTTCAGGTATTGCCAGGGGACCTAAATGTTGTTGGAAACACAATACTTGTAAATTGGTCTAAAGGGTCTAGAACTTCTACTCAAGATATGTATGATGTTTTTGCTTCATTTGATGGTGGGGCATACTCAAATGTTGGAATTGCTACTGGAACTAGTTATTCGTTTTTAAAAAATGGGACTTCTTCTGTTAAGGTGTTGGTGCAGATAGCATCTATAAATCCAAAAATAAACTCTGCTTTAAAAGTTTATGAGTCTCCAGTCAGGTCTCTGGTATAATTGTAGTATGGCTATTTTACCCGTACCAGAAAGAGGACAACCGCTAGACGTAACATATATTTATCAGATTGTTAAGGCTATTAATGATTTGTCCACTCAGATATCGCCATCAACATATAAGTATGTTACTGTAGACACACCATCATCTGGCAAGCAGAGTGTAAAAGCATCAGAAGCCCGTATAATAGGTGGATACGTACAAGTTACAACAAGTACAACACAGACAGCAGGATCATCTAAGCCTTTTTCTTATCCATTTGGAACAGACTTTAAGTTTGCACCAGTAGTTACGGCAACACCAATTAATATTGGAAGCACAGATGCTGGAAAAGATGTGACGGTAACGATCAATAGTATATCAACCTCTCAAGTGGAGGGTACAGTTAAATTTAATACTGGTGGAGACACAAGTGTTGGCATTAACCTTATCATAGTTGGAATTCCTAACTAATGATGTCATGCAAAAAATGCAAAGGTAGAATGTTTGTAGATAGACAATATACAGAGATTAATCATCTAGAAGTATACTGTATGAGTTGTGGGTTTAGAGTATTTTTTCATCCACCTAGTCACACTTTGGAGGGGAAATGGTTACTAAAAAGGGAACTATTGAGAGCGAAAAATACAATGAGTTACCTGTAATACCAGGAAATAAAAAGGTTTGGTTTCTTAATGGAGACCTAGTTAGAATCCATCACTCTAATCATTCTAATGGAATAATGTCTGTTTATAATATTACAAAAGATCAAATTGAAAGTTGTCTTATTGGTGATTTTAAAAATAAAAGAGAAAGAGCATATACAGTCGGACAGACTGCTGATTTAGTTAATCGTCACAAAAAATATATGCCATCATTAATGAAACGAGGAGTCATTCCATTTCCAACGGGATCTCAAAAGGGTGGAGCAAGAGGATTTCAAGTAAGATCATATTATTCAGAATCACAAGTAAAAGAGATTCGTGATATACTTGCTTCATACCATATTGGTAGGCCAAGAAAAGACAAATTAATAACAAACGATATAACGCCCAGTAAGCAAGAGTTGACACGCAGGATGGGCGATGGTATACTTACTTATAGGAAAACAGAAGATGGACGGTTTGTTCCAATCTGGAACGAATCTATTTAGCGAAGGGTATAAAATGCAAAACGAAGAAACAAAGGTATCCGTTACACTAGGATACACACTTAACCTAGGAAACTTTCAGTCACTAAGGCTCGACCTTGGTGTAGTAGACTCAAGACGTAATGGAGAAACTCCAGATCAGGCTTTTGAGCGTGTGTATAAGTTTGTTGAAGATAAACTTACAGAGAAGATTAAAGAAGCACAAGAAGAGGCTGCCGAAGCATAATGGCTGAACGCAAAGACCGTATGGCTTTGCTTTCAAGATACAGCAAGTATCATACCGCAA